TTCTACTCCAAGAATGTTTTTAATTGGAATTAAGTGGTAGGCATCACTTAGACTGATTTTTAAAAATTTTTCCATCGTTATAAAAAAAAATAAATGTTATATGAGATTATTCTCGTAACAAAGATAGCAAAAAAAAAGCCGCCTTTTTAGGCAGCTTATTCTTGTTGGTTAGTTTATTTATTACTATTCTTTAGTTTATTTTTTAATAATTTATAAACCTCAAGCCCTTCGTCGGATTGTAAAAAAGAACCTATAATATAATTAGGGTCTTCACCGTAAGGAATAGTTAGCATTTTCTTTTTATTATTAGGTAAGTTGTAATAAACATCTTTGTTTCCGTTTCTAAAAGAAATAAATCCAGACATAAAAAATTGATGAACTGTATCCATTAATTCTAACATAGGATCATTTATAGTGTCTATAAAATCCTCCGGTCTATTTTTTGCGTATAAAAGAATATCTCTTTTTAATTCTGGAACAGTCATTTTATCTACACCATTACCCATTAAAACTCTACAAACTGAAGTTAATCTAGCAACATCTTTTGTTATTTTTTTAGCTTCAAGCTGAGCCTCAAGCTCTAACTCTACCCACTCTAATTCTTCAGCAGCATCTCTTTCGCTGTTAATTTCTTCGAATACCATTCCGTTACTAGGGTGATAATGTAAGAATTGTTGTAAAGCTTGGTTTTGTTTCTCAACCATTAACATCCCATCTTCAAAAACTATTGGCTCTAATATAGCATTTCCATCTTGCTCATCCTCGAAAGGAGATTTTTGATTTCTTGCATATCGTAAAGGTCTGTTTATTCCCTGTTCTTCGTCAAAGTATAATAAAGGAGATCTAGATGAGTGTCTAGAAGCCAGCATATAAGAAAGTGGCTGATGGTCTTTTAAAAGCCTATAGGCTTTATTCTGGTATGTTTTTTTTTGATTTTTCATTATAATAAAATTTAATTTAATTTAAAAAATAATTACCCTCGTCATTACAACGAGGGTAAATATTACTACTTATTATGCATCTTGGAATAAGAAGAAGTTGTTTGCACCTAAAGTACATACAGCTCTTTCAGATAGGAAGTTTACTTCCATAGCATCAAGGTCTGTAGTTCTTGCACCACCAGCTGAACCAGTAATCCAAGTTTTGTAACGTCTATCTTCAGTTTCAGAAGCTCTGTATCGAACATGAAGGAAAGGACGCTTAGCATTCTTACCTAAGATTTGATCATATACAGTTGTAGAACCAGCTGGAACTAATAGTCCATTGATTGCACCTGCTTCAAGACCACCACGCATTGTTGGGTCATTTAAGTATTTCCAGTCAGACTTGTAAAAGTCATATCCTCTACGGAATCCTGTAAATCCTAAATTCAAGGCCATGTCTTTGTCATTATCAAACAATCCATAAGATGTTCCTCCAGCTCCATAAGAATTTTGCTGAGCTAACATATCATCAATGTCAAATGAAAATTGTCTGTTAACAAAAATCACATTTTCCTCAATAGCACCTTGCTTATCAAGACGCTGAATTACTTGGTCAAATTGAGATAATGCAACTGGGTTTCCACCTCCGAATACATTTCCTCTTGTAGACACACTGTAGAAAATACCGTCAGAACCAGAAAGGTTAGCTGCACCAGCACCAACACCTACTCCTTGTAAGAAGTCTGCTGCACCAGAAGCCGCTTCAGCAGGAACTGCTTCAACCATTGCTGTTTCTAGGTAATCTTCAAAACGTAATCTTGTATCGTGTTCAGACTTTAAATACCATAAGTATCCACTTACTCCGTCTTCACCAGTCACTTCAATCCATCCAATCTGAGCCATATCAGAACCAGAAACACTGTATTTGTCTTTGATAATAATTGGCTTGTTGTCGAAAATAAAGTCATCAGCTTCGTTAGATCCTACCATTCCATTAGTTCCTTTTGCAAATTCAGAACCATAGATAAAGATATCACATGATGTTGCTGCCGCCATTGCTTGTCCAGCTGCTTCATAATAAGCTACTGTAAAAGTCCCTGGTGCTGCTGGGGTTGGAGCTACTTTTACAATCGCTTTGTTTTGTAGAGTAGATCCTGGTGTGTTGTCTGAAATCATAACTGTTTGTCCAACTCTCAATGAAGCTAAAATTCCAGAGTTAGCATTTAACTGTGGGTTAAAGTTTGCTGGGTTGTTTGCTCCTGCGCCTGGTGCTGCTCCAACTCCTGGAATAGTCCATACGCCATCAACAGCTCCTGCTGCTGACGCTGAAGTACAGTTTTGATATTTAGTGTGTAATCTTCCTTGCTCAGCCCATTTAATAAGGTCAGAGTTAGAAGGCATTTCAGCGCCTACCATTCTTAAGAATGATGCTACTGATCGGTTTCCATAACGCTCAAATTCCTTTTCATAAGTATCTGGTAGGTACTGATTCAAGAAATCAAAGTTGTTAATGTAGTTTGTTGCTAGAGGAGTTTGCTGCGCACTTGGCTGCAAGTCAAATCCTGGTGTCAAATTTACTGCCATTTTTTAATTTTTAATTGTTTAACTTTTTTTAATACTTCTAATTTTGAGTCCTCTTCCATCGTTTCGGCTAGTGTTAGCCATTGGTCTAATTCTCATTCCGTCTTTTGTAACGGCTTGAGATGATTTTCTAACATCCATGTTTATGTTTTTAGATTTTCTAGAAACATTATCCACAGCGTCAGCCTTCCCTTGTTCGTAAAAATGTTGAGCGAATTTATCTGGATTCATAGCGACTGAAAGTGCTTTGTGATAACCAGCAGCATCAGCCATTAATCCATCTTTATCCAAAAATTTATTAACGAAATTGTTAATGTTAGATTGAATATTTTTTAACTCTTCATTTGTACCAGGCTTAAACAACATTTTATTATCAGACACATCAAATTCAAAACCTTTGAAATCACTGTTAAACAATTTATTTGTTTTGTCTAAAAAATAATTGTACGTTTTTTTCTGCCTTTCCTCCGCGTTTTTGGATTCCTCAATGTAACTCTTATAAGCACTAAGATTTTTCTCTTGATCCTCAGAAAGTCCACCCCCACTTGACTCAAGCGGAGCTTTATACTTATCTTTGTATTCATTTAAAAACTTTTTTGCTTTCGCAAGTTCTCTTTTTTTATCTAATTTGATTTTCTTAATATCTTTAGGATCATCTAAATCTTCGTCAAAACTAAATTTATCCTCAATAATATCTTGAATATCTATAGCATCTAAACCGTCTTCGGTCATGCTATAATAATCAGATAGTATAGCATTTTCGTCCATTGAATCTATGTCTTTTTGCAATTTATAAAAGTCTTCGATTCCTCGTCCGGTTTCCTGCTTATACTTAAAATACGCCGACACATCTTCTGGTAATGGTTCATTTGCCTCTTTTTCCGCAAAAAGTTCATCAACAGAATTTATGTCTTTATCATATCTATTTTTAATATATGAAAGAACGTCTTCATCATTTAACTCTGATGAGGGAGTTTTTTGTTCTTCAGTTGAATTATTTTCAACCGGTGAAGGGTTATCTTCACTTAAATTTATTTTTTCAGTTTGAGGATCTTCTTTAACATTAGAATCTTCAAACTTTTCTTCGTGTTTTTTTAGTAATTCGTTTTCTACTTCAACACGAGATTTTTCTTCCTTTGATACTTCTTTTACTTTAAATTCCATTTGATTTTATTTTTTACAAAGTTAATATTTATTTATTTATTTATTTTGGCTTGTCTTTACCGTAGACATATTATCTTGGGTTAAACTCAGACAAGTCAAATCCATCTAAACTATCTTCGTTAGATTCGAAATTAATTGAAGGTAAATTTCTTTTTCTTTGCTCAATCATTTTTGATTGATTTGTAGATTGTTGATTTATTCTTTTATTTTTTTCTGCTTCTCTATTTTTTTCTCTACTGTCTATTTGAGATTGCTCCATGCCCTTAAGCTGCATTTGGTAACTAAACTCTTCAGCCATAAGCTTTTGTTTTAGCTGCGCCTCCATTTGCATTTTTTGCATTTGCATTTGATTCTCAACTGTTATCAATTCCATTTTAACAGCACTTTCTTGTTGCTGAATATCCATAGCTTGCTGAGCCGCTGCCTGCTGTTGTTGCATTTGCATTTGAGCTTGCATTTCTTGCTGCTGCATTTGCATCTGCTGCTCCCTGTCTTGCTTTTGCTTACGCTTTAATTTAAGAAGCTGATTAGCCATTTTTAGATTATGTATTTCTCTAATGTCTATTGCATCTTCTAAGCTTATATTTTCTTTAGATAAAGCCATTTGAATGTTTTGTTCCAACATTGCTTTTTCCTCTTCGTCTGGTGACATTTCGATAAAAATACCAAAGTCATATAGATAAAGATTTTTTATATCCTCGAGTAATGCTAAGTTGTATTTACCAATCTGCATAGCAAACTCATCTTTAAAATCCGCATACTCTAATACATCCGCTGTTCTTATAGATAAACATTCGGCTATAGTTTTTGTTATATATAAACTTGCTTGAAGAATATGTCTAGTGGCTGTATTGCTATTTAATGCTGCTAATTTCTGAACACCAACCAAAGAATTAGGGTCTGGTGTTGATCCATCTCTAGCCTCATTAAGCCCAGTTACAGACCTTATCATATCTAAATAGTGATTATAATTACCTATAAGCATTTGCATTTTAGACGCACCACTATTAGCTGTTAATTGAGTAATAGGAACTCTAGCGTTATTATATTCTCCATCTTGTGTGAAACTTCTACCTACAACAGAACCTGTTTGAAAATAAAGCCTCAAAGCATCCTCTGGATTATAAGCGTTACCAGTTCCTAAATCAACTTCATTTAAACCATCAGCATCTATAAAAACACCGTCTGGAACAACTCTTGATACAACTTGCTGTATTTTTAAGTGAGTCATTTGTATTAAATCAGCAAAGGGTATCATACGTCTTACTAAAGACTCAACAGCTCCTTTGTATATTCTAGGCGCACAGGCTACATAGTTTGGCATGGCATATTGATTTGCTGATTTTGGTCTTACCATATTTTCCGCAAGTTTCCACTGCAACATAATATTAGTACCCATAACCATAACACCGTCATACCAAACATCAATTCTTTTTTCTACTCTTTCAAATTTACCCTCTTCCATCATTTCAGCAGGAGGATTAAAAGAGTCGTCTTTTTGTACAGTTTTAAATGTTCCGTCTGCTAATTGTTTCTTCTTGTATACAAAAGAGTGTGTAGATTTATAGTTAAAATACAACAAAGTAGCTGTATCCCTATGAAACATACTATTATTGTAAGCTTGAGCTTGATTATAGTATTGATACCAAGATTGACTGTATTTAGATATTTCATCTAAATCAGCATTTGTTAAAGTTGGGTCTATTTTAATCAACTCCCCAATAGGAACAGTCTTAATTTCACCCCAATAAAATGTATCTTTAAAATACGGATCTTCTGTATAGCTATAAACTACATCTGCTGGGTCTACATATTCAACTTTTACGCCTTCACCTGGAAGAAACATATGTTTAGTTATTCCAATACCTAATGTAGTAATATCGTAATCAACTCTTTTTCTAGTGTCGTTGTAGTGACTTGAATCTAAAAGAGTGTTGATAGCTTCTTCAGCAGCTATTTCTACCGCTGGTTTGTATTTCATATTCATGAAAAGCTCTAGCTCATCATCCGATTGAGGTAGTTCTTCTTCCGGAACAGTAAAAGCAGGTATACCAAAACTTTCTTCGATTTGCTTAAGCAATGGTCTTGCAAGCATATCCTTTTCAATCATTTCTTGAAACTGATTTCTTTTTTCAGCAGACATAGCGTCTTGAGCAAAAGTTTTTACTTTAAAAAGTCTGTCAGACATACCATTAACTACTATGTCTACAAATTTTGGTATAATAGGAACTGGTGTCCAATCTAAGTTTAAATAACTTAAATCTCCATCAACAGCTAATTCGTTTTTATATTTTGCAATAGATTGTTCGCCTCGAGCGTACAACCTTAATCTGTTAAAGTCAGCCCATTGATTGTAAAATCTACATGAGCCGCTATCTTTTCTAAACCACTCATATTGTATAGCTTGTCCTACTTGTAGTCCAAATTCCATTGAATCTTTAACGGAGTCTGAAGCAAACTGATCTGGAAAAGCAGCTGAGTTAACTTGTATTTTTACGTCTTTCATTTATTAAGTAATTGGCTAACTGAAGATTTGTTATTATATCTTGCAAAGTTAATGCTTATTTTCGATTTTTGTTTAGAGGGTGTGTATAAGTGTTTTTGATTTGCCATAATAGCTAAACCAGAACTTATAGAGGCATCAAACTTAGTTCTATTATTAATATCAAACTTTGCCCAATCTTCTAATGTCCTTTGAAAATACATAACTCCCATGTCATCTTTTTCTCTAAACGTACCCTCCATATCTAATCCTATTTGTTTTTCTATATAAGACTCTATTGCAGAAGCGTGAGATTGTTTTACATCTTCACTTGAATTAGGTATACCCCCCAACTCTTTTTCTGTTTTAGATAATTTATTAAAAACTTTATCCGGCCTGTTAACACTAAAGCCTCTATATCCTCTATTTTTTAAATGATATAACAACCTTGGCTTATTGTTTTCGCATAAAATTGGCATACCATAAAAAACACAAGCCATCAAAACCTCTTCAAAAAATATTTCAGCAGTTTGCGGTCTTGCTATATATTCTAAAAAAAACTCATTACTAGGAGCGTCATCCATGTTAAACTTTGTTAACCCATGTAAAGATCCATTAGAACCTTTACCTACCACAACGCCAGAAATATCATAAGAATCACATCCAAAAGTACCTATATGCTCATTGCCAGGATATTTTTTACCATTCTTAATTATAATATTATTTTGTAAATCTCTTTTCGGTAACCAAGTTACAAAAAATCTACCTCTTTTATTTGGCGACCATATAACCCTTGTATCTTTTATTCCATTCTCCCAGGAAAAAGAACCTCTAGTTACATATCGGTCTAAAATTAAAGAATCGTTATAATCTATCTGCTGATATATTTTTGTTAAATTAAATAAAGATTGTTTGCTTTCATCTCTAAAAGCATGAGATTCAGTTCTGGGAAATTGTCTATAATATTCGTTTAAAGCATCTGGATCATTTTTTAAAGAGTCAACTTCATTTTGCCAATAGTCAATAGCTCCTTGATAAATCATTTCTCCGTCAATCCCCTTTACAGGTTTTTCTGGATTATGCAAAACAGGCATTCCGTACCTGTCAATAAATCCTTCCATGTTCCACTCCATAGGGATAAAAAGTGAATATAATCCGCTTTTAGTTTGACCATTGGAATTTCTTTTAGTGCAATCTGAATCGTAGTATAATTTTTTAAAATTATTACCCCCTTTATCTAAAGCGTTTGATGTTGAACCCATCATACATTTACCTATAATTTTACTACCTAAACGTAAACAAGTTTTTGTAACCCTCCAGTTGTTTAATATGTTTTCTGGCTTTTCCCATTTACCACTTTCGTCGTGCAAAAGAAGTTTTAATTTTTCTCCATCATAGCTATTATCTGAAGTATTTTTCCAGTCAATAGTTGTATCCAATCCTTCAATGTCTGTTTCTTCAGACAAATACATATTTTTTTTAGTTATTTTAGTGGCTGGAACTCTGTATGCCAACTCTGTTTTAGGTTTATCCATACCATCTTGCACAGGTTTAAAAAAGAATGGATAATTATTTGAAATAGGAACTATTTTATCCGTAAACATTTTTTTAGCATCACTACCTGTCTTAGATAATATTCCTATTCTTGCATCTTTTGTTATTGTACCAGTATTCACTCCTTCACAAGAGGCCATAAACGAAAAACCAGAACGTCTAATTTTTAAATAATCTAAGCCAAAACATCTTTTATCTGCTTTACAAGCCTCCCAAAATATATAAAAAATTCTATTTGCTTCTCTAAAATCTGGTAAACCAACATCTATTTTTGTCCACTGTAAATACATATAATGAGTACCGGTTATGTAGGTTGGCTTTCCATTATTCATAAACCAGTAACCCTCTTCTCTTTTTGTAAATTCTGACTCTATGTAATTAACCCATTTGTTTTTAAACTGAGAAGGTGTTTCATGCCATTGAAATATTGACTTTATTCTTTTTAACTCTTTATCTAAAAGAAAAGATTCCCAGTATTGTTCTTCTTTTTTTTTATGTCTTGAGTAAATATTTTTTGGAGGTTTAGGAAGTGCTATATTTAATCCGCTTATGTTTATGATTTGATTAATTTCTCCTGTCTTAGATATGACAACAAAATTATACTTTTCATTATATCCATAAGCCCAAGATTTACCTCTGTTTTTATTTGTTAAAACAGACTTAGGAACTACATTTTGTAATTCTGTATATAGATTATTTTGAGTTTGATTCTGCAAATCCCTTTATGGTTTTATTATCTTTAGTTTCTACACCATCTAATTCGTCTTTTTCTTCTTGAATTTTTTTCAAAATTTCAAAGGCATCCATTATGCAAAGTTTTTTTGTAGCCGCTGCATTTTTAAGTCTATCCGCAGCTAGCTCGTCATCTTTATCATATTTAATAATATCCTCTTTAGCTACTTTAATTAATTGATTAACAGCTAATTCACCAGCTTTTATAATCTCTTTTTTTATGTTTTTTATATCCATCCTTGTGTCGATTATATTTCATTTTTAACTTGTCGATTTTGTCATCCCAATCTCTGTCTTTATGTTTTCTACTCTTGCTCATAGTCTGAAACTTTATAAAACATTACATAAACTTTTCTTCCCTCTTTCCAAGCAACATTAGGATATTTGCTATGAAAATAACTTGAAGGATATGAAACTAATCTATTTTCATCATAACCAACAACAGTGCTTAATCTCCACTTTCTCAAATCATTAGCATCAACACCAATCATTCTATCGTATTCTTCGTCTGATATATCTTGAGGTATTTCTCTTCCGTAAATATCATGTTCCCACAATGCAGTTCCATGAAGATCTTCTCTTTCTCTGGGTGATAAATAAAGAACTAACGCTCTGTCTGGTTTCTCGCTATTTATATTTAAATCAGAATGTATTCGCCAGTCTGAGTCTATTTCATCTGTAGCAATTCTAAAAAAACTTAAAATATTATCTATTTTTTTACCCTCTATTATAGATAGCTTTGAAGCCATATACGAATCAAAGTCTTCATTAGAATGTTGAATATGAAAATCTTTATCCCCAGCTTTTATTTTTTCGAACTGCCCTTTATCCAGGAAAGCATTAATTATTTCAAAAAATTCTTTTTCTATAAAATTATCTACAATATATATCATATTTTAAAAGTTATATTATTAGTAAACATTCTATAAAGCTTTTCGCCATTAACATTAAACTCGTATTCGCTTTCTGGTTGATAAGAAACTTCGTCACCTACTTTTAAACCCATAGCTGTTAACTCGTCATTTATATATTTTATAGTTCCAAATAAAGGCTCTTCTACCCCATTTTTAGTAATATAATAATCTTTTACCTCAGAAGGTTTTATAAAACAATATTTATTATAGCCTTTCCATATTCCATCGCTTTTGTATAAAAAAAACTGGTCTGGATCTACTAAAAATAAATCCTCTTTAAAAAAACTTTTACCACTTTTTCTGTTACCATACATATCATTATAAAATTTAAAAACATTATGATGAACTAAAAGTGTATCGCCTTTTTTAACAGGGCCTCTATAATTAATAGGTGTTGAAACCACTTCGGCAAACCTATTAGAAACTGTATGGTCTTCTTCAGAAGTGCTTGTTATGAAATTAATGTCACCATACTGCTTTATATTATCATACCTTCGATTATTCAAAGGTTTAACTATAAAAGAAAAAGGTGATTTCATTAAAAATTTATATTGTATTCTAAGGATATGGGTAGTGTTTTTTTAAACTCCTTCCACAACAAAACCTCTTGACCTTGATGTATCCAGATTTTAAAACTTTTAGCAAGACCGTCTTCTTGAATCAAATGTATCGCGTATTTACCGCCTAAAACTTCTTGACCGACTATGTAGTGCATTGCTCCGGATTTATAATCCGCTCCAATAGAAATTTTTCTTATATCCATTTAATTAAAATGTTGTCCCTACTGTTAGGATTCTGTAGTATGCATTAATAAAAAATGTACCATCCCCTTGTGTTGGATTACCGCCAGACGCTGTAAAAGCTAAAGGTTGATTAGCTGACAAAGCCAAAGGGTTTGATCCACCACCACCAATCATTAACTTCTGAACAAAGTCTTGTGCTGAATTTGCAGTTACAGCTGGTAGTGATGCAAATACAGTTGAATTGCAATCTAATTCTAAATCACCACTAAAATTATATGCCGTTGTTCCAAACTTACCATATACAGAAATAGACAATAAGTCTATTACTTTATTTGCGCCTGGAGCAGCGATAACTGTTTTAGGAGAAGGAGATAAGTTTTGCATTTCTGTAGGCGTAACTTCTACATGAGCAACGTATGTGTCAATACCAAACAAAGTTTGAACCTGTGTTAGCGTAACCGTTTTGGTCATTAAATTATTTTCAGAATCTGTTATAATTAAATAATCAGACCCACTAACATTGTTAATATTTGGATATGCCGATACGTTGCTTATTTTTGCCATACTATTTTTCTTCTGTTTCCTCTGGCTGCTTTACCTCTCCTGTTTGTAGATTAATAATAGCATTTTGACCAAACTCTTTGATTAGTTCTTTTTCTTCAGTGGCAAATTTTGCTTTTATTTCGCCTACTTTATTTATTAAATCGCTTTTTTTAATTTCCATATCAGCGATTTCAAATTTTACTGCGTTAAATTCATTCTGCAATCCTTGCAATTTATCTAACTGTTCTTTACTTAAGTTTTGACTCATTTTAATTTTATTTAATTAATTATTGTTTTACACAAATATAGTAAATATTTTAAACATTTATTAATAAAGCATCTTTGGTATATGTTCTATTTGGTTTAGGTTCAAATAAGCCACACATATGAAATAAACCGTCTTTTTTCCACTTTCCATCCCACTGCTTTCCATTAATAGTCCACCTATCGTGAGCTTTAGCAAACTTCCAAACTTTAATTCCGTTATCTTTACCTTTAAATATTTTATCATACTTTTTAACCCAATACATATCAAAAGGGCCAATAGCTCTTGCTTGTGTCATTAAAGCTCTAGTTTCATCCACAACTTTTCCGGTAACGCAAATATCTATATCGGTAGTTTTCCACCCCTCAAGTATGCCACCAACAACATAAAGCTTGTGGTGTTTCCAATCTAATTTTAAAAGTTCTTTTATGTATTTTTTATATAAAGGATCATTTAATCCTTCCATGTAAGGAATAAATACAAAATTACCGTTAACATTTTTAATCTGACCATCGGTTTCTGTATTATAATCCTCGTCATTAAAAAAAGTTTTCATTTATTTTACTGATTTTAATAAACCTGCCTCAAATGTCCAGGTTTCTTTACCAACTGTTCTTTGACCTTTAAATCCACTTACAGAAGCGTCACTACCATTTTTACCATCAGCACCAGCTGGGCCAGTTGCTCCAGTTGCTCCAGTTGCTCCTTTTGGACCTTGTGGGCCTGTTGCTCCAGTATCGCCTTTAGCTCCCTTAGATGAGGCTTGAGTGTAATCTCTGCCAAAAGCCGCCTTTATAAATGTGTGAAGCTCTTCAACGTCTTCTCTAAGATCTTCTATTTGTTTTAACAAAAATCTATTTTGCTGATACAAACCATCATCATTATACACTTCGCTAATATCAGTTAATGCCTGTAAGTCATTAAATATTTCTTTTGAAACAGTTATTTTTCCATCGGAACCTTTAACAGCTTTTTGACCAGAAGAACCTTCTTTAAAAAGTTTTTTACCTCTTATATTTTCGTTTATATTTCCCATAACTTTTTATATAATTCCAAATTGTAAAACAACCACACAGGAAACAGAGTTCCAAAATACATTAGTTTGGCTTTTTTGATAAGAAATTTGCAATCTATCTCCTTTAGAAAAAGATGTGTAGGGGTTGTATTCTATTCTCCCTCCAATAGCATAGGAGGTAGGAGTTAGTTCAGTTGATGTGTTTGCTACACTTCCGTTCTTACTTACCCTTATTTGAGTTGTCCAAGTACCACTAGTCATGTTAGCCGATGGCATATTCATCATCATAATTCTTGCAACATATCCACTAGCAAAACAAGGTATGCTGTTATAATATTGATTTGAAGATGTTTCACTCAAAGTATTAAAAGGAAAAAAGTAATAAGTAGAACTAGTGCTGTTGCTATCATAAAAGTTAGATAAAAGCACAGCGTTTTGTCTAAGAAGCCCTGCCATGGGAATTTTAACATTACCCTCCCCTTGGTCGTCCTCAAGACATAACGCATATATATCATCAAGACTTCGATTAGCAATACTGTTAAGCGATGTTAAGCCGTCTATGTCAAGACCAATCGCTGGTGTTGTTGTAGAGTTGCTAGCACTAATTCCGTCTAGATAAGATGACGTTTCTGCTATAACACCAGTTACTGTTCCAGCTCCAATATCACTTCTAACTTGTGTACCAGTTCTATATTTTACCAAACCACTGTCCGACACTAAAAATTTATCAGTATCTGAGGTTGCGGCAGATATATTAGAAATAGTTAATCCATCAGAATTAGTTTTTAATGTTTGAGAACTATTTGATGAAAATAATATAGAACGGCTTAAATAATCAAAATATATTCCAGTGTTTGCCCTGCCGGTAAAATATATCGCCGGAGATCCGGCTGTTCCTGTTCCTTGAACAGCTAACTTAGTAGTCGCTGTTAGCTGCCCTGTTACGGTAACTCCTGTACTTGATGTTTGAAGCTTTTTACTACCATAGCTATAAAGGCTAACAGTTCCATTTTGACCATCAGCTAAAACATAATTAGCTAAACCTCCAGAGCCATCATCTGATTGAAGGGTGATAGCACCATCATTTGCTGTCTGTCTTAAAACTAAATTCGAACCTAAATCAGCTTGAATCATATTACCAGTACTCGTACCTAATCCTCCACCTGGATCTATATTGTTGTAAGTATACAACTTCAAAGACATAGCATCAGAAAGAGTTCCAGATGCAAGACCAATAACATTTCCTGCTCCAGTTTTTCCATCCATTAGTATGTCACCAGTCATAGTGCCGCCAGCTAAAGGAAGAAATGTTCCAGAGCCAGCACTTGAAACAGCAGTATCAACATAAGACTTATTAGCAGCATCAGTGGACGCTGTAGGAGTAGCTAAGCTAGTTATTTTGTTAGAGCCTAAATTTACATTTCCTTCAGCTGCTCCAAAATCCTCTAAATGTATATCGCTTATTCGTACTTTTTTTGGAGCGCCAGTTGCCACTCCAGGATTGCTTTCCGCTACTAACATAAAATCAGCATATCCGCTTCCAGCTCCATTAACAGAAGTTATCGTAGTTGCTGCAAATATAAGATTGTCGGTATCTCCGCTATCATAATTTACCGATACAGTAGGATTGGCACTAGAGCCATTAGTTACTTTTATTCCACTGCCCTCGCTAATACTTGTGACGCCAACACTTACTCCAGATACAGCATTATCTACATAGAGCTTATTCGCCGCGTCTGTATTAGCAGATACTGTATCAATGCCTAATATGCGTCCAGTACCATATAACTGAATACTTCCGCCAGCTATTGTGGCGTTTCCAGAGGTGTATATACTAGTTGCAGTAAAAGCTCCATGGGCCTCTATATCGCCTGCATACAAATCAATATAATCATTTGCGTCGCTAACGTGAATGTAACATTCATTATTAAACCCATTATAATCACCAAAATAATAGTCTAATTCGCCGCTTGAGATTGTATACTTAAAAAAACCCTCACCAATCAATTCGTCAGTCATTTCGAACTTAGTCGCAGTTGTCTTTAATGTTATATTGCGAGCTGAGCCAGAATGATTATCTAATATTTGAATGTTGTCTTCAAATTGTGAAGGCGATAAAAAGTCAATAGCCATATTTTATTATATTTTAATTGGAAAGATTATGTAATCTTTGTTACCAATACTTTTACTTGGTTAGTCGATAAAGCAGTTTGAGTCCTTAATGTCAATACAGACGTGCTTGTTCTTTCAACCTCCATGTAAACAGTATCGTAAGGAGATCCATTTCTGTAACACTGAACCATTAAATCTCTTGTGTTTAAACTACTTACATCTATTGTATATGCTGTTGCTGATCCGTTTCCGATAAGAGCAGTAAGGCTGTTATCTGCAACACAAGTATCAACCGCATTACAGAAGTCAGTTACTTGAGATGCTGTAATAGCAATGTTTTGTTCACTTAGCGAAGTTAATAAACCTTTTGCAGTTACAGTAGCAGAAAGTGATTTACTTGCACCACCATAAGAACCTGCACTTACTCCAGTATTGTCTAAAGTT